GATGGCCCAAGGTCCAGAAGGCCGCAAGGCATTTGGTGATTTGCTTGCAGCGCAAAAGACACTGCTGGGCGACACCTTCAGCCTGGCCGAAGGTGCAAAGCAATTCCAGCGTGACCCTATCACCGGCGAGGTGCGTGAAGTTGCTGCTGGTGCGCCAAAGCGTGAGCCAGAATCAGACGCCATTAAAACGCTGCGTGGACTAGGTTTGGCGCCTACCGTGGCAAACCTGCGCCTACTGGACAAGCCTGAAGCGACTCCATCAGAAGTTCGAACTTTGCAAATGACAAACACGCCAGTCACATTTGAAAACATCATGAGACTGCGGCAGTCTGGTGCTCCAAAAACTGTTGTGGACATGACTGGTGGTCAAAAAGGTTTTGAGAACGAAATGGCCCTTGGCTCCAAGTTCAAAGCGGAGCCAATTTACAAAGACTTCAATGACATGAAGTCGGCGTTTGGTCAGGTGGTTTCGTCTTTGAGTGCTGGCACACCAATCGGTGATGTGGCTGGTGCGACCAAGATCATGAAATTGCTGGACCCAGGGTCTGTGGTGCGAGAGTCTGAATTGGCAATTGCTATGCAAGCATCTGGCCGCATGGACCGACTGCAAAACTATTTCAACAATTTCATGACGGGTCAGAAGCTGACACCCACACAGCGTGATGACTTCCAAGCCTTGGCCAATGAACTGTACGCAGCCGCTGGCCAGGCCTACAACGCCAAGCGTAGTGAATACGAGCAGTTCGGCAATGCCTACCAGTTCAAAAACCTTGGCACAGCTTTGGGCGCACCAGCTAACATTCCATCCATCGTGCGATCAGGGCCAACAACACCAGGTGTTGTCGCGCCCAAAAAGCGCAGCCTCAATGACATTTTTGGAGGTTAATCATGGACGGCATTGAAAGCAAAATCAAAGAAGCAAAAAAGGCCGGATATAAGGATGCGGAAATCCTGCAATTCCTGTCTCAGATGCCAACAGTTGGGCCGCAAATTCAAACGGCATTGGAAAACCAGTACAAGCCCGATGAGATCTTGAAATTCTTGGGGCAGTCAAAAGCCTATCAAGAGGGCACCAAGCAAAGCACGCTGCAAAGAGGCTTGGCAAGCGCAATGGCTGGCCCAACATTTGGTTTCTTTGATGAGTTGGCTGGCGCAATCAGCGCACCAGTTAAGGCCATTCAGCAGGGCATCCCATTGGGCGAGGCTTATCGCCAAGGCCGAGACATTGTGCGAGGCGCTGCCGAGTCCTATGAAAAGGAATCGCCTTATCTGGCTGCTGGTGGGCAAATTGCCGCCAGCCTGCCATTGGCTGCTGGCGGATTGCTGGCGCAAGGTGTGCGTCAAATTGGTAGCGCAGTGATGCCAGCCATCCGGTCTGTTGCTCCATCTATTGCCCCATCCATTCAAGCTGCCGGTCAATTTATGACAGCAGCCCCTGCCACTGGACAGGTCATGGGCCTTGGTCAGCGTATGGCACAGGCTGCTGGCGCTGGTGTGGGATATGGTGCTTTGAGTGGCGCTGGTGCATCCACAGCAGACAACCCTTTGGACATCCTGTCTGATGCCGCCACCAGTGCTGCAATCGGCGGTGGCCTTGGTGCTGTGTCGCAGCCTGCCATGAGCATATTAGGCGCTGTTGGTCGCCAAGGTATGGCACGCATTTCACCCACTGCGGCTGGCACCTATGCCCAGCAAAAAGTGGCAGAGGCATTGATTCGGGATCGGCCAGAGGACTTGGCCTCCAGTGCCTTGAATCGTGCTCAAACCAGATTGGCACGCCTTGGGCCAGAGGCACGCATTGCAGATGTTGGCGGCAAGTCCACACGCAACCTGCTGGATGTGCAGGCCACACTGCCAGGCACCACGACAGAGGCTGTGGAGCGTGCCATTCGTGAGCGCCAAGCCACCCGTGCTGGCCGCCTGATGACTGCTGCCGACACATCCCTTGGGACTCAAGGCGCACAGTATTTAGCCAAGTTGGACGATTTCAGCGCACAGCGTTTTAATGAGTCACGCCCATACTACGCAGCCATTGACAAGGCCACAGCCAAGGTGGATGACGCGCTGGCCGATGTGCTGAACAAGTCGCAGTCTGTGCAAGGATCGGCTGAACTGCTGTTCCGCACAAAAACCGGGCAGACCATTGACTTGGCGCAATTGCAATCTGGTCAGACCGTGCCAATGAATGTGCTGGATTCGCTGAAGCAATCGCTGTACGACACATCGCAAACCCTGCGGCGAAGCGGCAGCAATGCTCAAGCCAGCGCATACGATGATGTGCGCCTGAAGCTAATTGGTGAACTGGAAAAGCAATCACCCAAGGTCGGTGGTCAGTCGGCATACACGATGGCCATGAAGACATGGGCTGGACCATCGCAGATGATTGATGCCGCTGAGATTGGCCGCAGCGTCATGCGTGGCGACATCTTGGATGTGCAGCAAGCGACAAAGGCGCTGTCCCCATCTGAGATTGACGCATTCCGCATTGGTGCCTTGCAGGCTTTGCGCCAAAGCACAGGCACAGAAGCTGGTCAGACATCCCTGCTCAAGATGTGGAAAGAGCCAGCAACGCAAGAGCGCCTGAAGGCTGCATTCGGTGACAACTACCGCACCTTTGCGGCATCTGTTGCGAAAGAAGCACGCCTGAAGGGTCTGGAGTCCACTGGCCGTGGCAGCCAAACGGCTGCACGCCTGGCTGGCACTGCCGACCTCGACATTGCACCACTGGGTCAGGCTGTGGCTGCCGCATCTACTGGCAGCCCCACAGGCATCATTGCAGCCGCCACCAACTTGGCCAACCAGACACGCACACCAGAGGCTGTGCGCAATGAGATTGGCCGCATCTTGCTGTCGCGTGATCCGCAGCAACTGCAAAAGCTGGAAGAAGTCATCAGGCGCGTAAACCAATCACGGTCACGCGCTGCTGGATTGGCTGGCTTTGGTGCGGGTCAGACTGGTGTGATTGGCTCTGGCCTACTTGCCGACTGACCCAAAAAATGCAGCCACAAGCGGGTCACGTTTTACGACCCGTCTTTGCTGTCTGCGCCTCGCGTCTTTAAAAGCCTTGTCTTCAATGGACAAGGAACCCCGGTACTGTTGCACCCGCTGCGTGCTGGTGCGGCCAGTTGGCAGTGGGCAGTCAATGTCATCACCCTGCCCCAGCTTGTACTGTGGCCGCCAGCGGTAACTTTCACCCGCAGGCATCCAGTCGGCGATGTGCACCAGCCCCTGATCGTGCATGTCTTGCAGCACCCGCTGCACGGCACGCCTGTCGCAGAAAATGATGTCCATCAACTCACGATCACATCTGGCCACACCATCGGCCAAGGCAATCAGCAGGCTCGGCCTGATGCGTGGTTTTAATCCTCGCATTTTTCGGCCTCATCCAGTTTGATTTTCCACAGCGCCATCTCCCTACGCTTGACACGCTCCAGCATGGCCCGTGCAACATACGCACGGGTGCGCAGGTCTTGCGGGATGGCGTGGCCACTGCCATCAGGATCCAGCAGATCAGTCAGCAGGTCGATGCCTGCATCCAGTGCGGGTGTAAGGCTCATTTCAAATTCTCCTGAATGCGTTTGCCAATCCAGCGCACAACTGGCACTGCCCATGAGTTGCCCAGCGCCTTGTATCTAGGGCCATCGGGGCTTTCTGGCTTCTTGCGCCAAGGGATGTTGGTATATCCATCAGGAAAGCCTTGCAGACGTTCGCACTCTACGGGTGTAAGGCGGCGCACAGCCATGCTGTGCATAACCGCTGTGCCACCCTGCGCACAGGTCGGATTCAACCCACTGGCTGCGTCCAACGTCTTGGTGGTGTCCTCATCCATGCGAACATAGAAACCGCCTTCTGGTCTGTCTGGCCTCTTGTTGCCGCCGTAGATGTTGACAGGCTGCGCCACAGCCGCGCCAGCCGCACCACCACCTTTGCTGACTTGCAAAGTCGGGCACAACTCACCAGGGGAGGCATTGGTTCTATAGTGGTTAAATGCAATAGGCTGCATCACCCCCTGAGTTGCATGAGTGTCCACCGTGTATGCAGTGCCATCATCATTCCAGCCACGCCCGTTCTGTGCTTTCTCACGGGGCGTAACGTCTTGCAGGGCGATTACAGGCGTCTGACCCTCGTCCAATGTACTGTTTATTCCCTTGTGCATCCGGGCGGTCAGGCAGTTGCCGACTTCGTAGGGTTGCACCACCATCGCCTCGGCTTCTACTCTTTCGTTGCCTGTGCGACTGAAAGGAGGGCCGTTTGTAACGCAGGGGGCAATTGCTTTCCCCGTTTCTCTGCTCGGCGCAGTATCCCTGCGCACGCCATCGAACTCAAAAAGAACCGCTGCGGGATCAAAGTCTGCTCTAGCACTTGCGACAACGAACACACGGCGGCGGCGTTGGGCCACTCCGAAATATTGGGCGTCGAGGACTCGCCACGCGACTGCTCTTTGGGGGCCATACACACAACCTGCGTTCGTCCATTTTTCCCCTGATGGGATGATCGGATCATCTTCCCCGGCAAGTGCGCCAAGAAAGCAGCCGAAGGCGTTGTCCTTTGTGGAGAGGACTCCGGGGACGTTCTCCCAGAAGATGATTCCCGGATCATCTCGTCGAATAGATCGAACATGGTCAATTGCATTGGCGATACCTACAAATGTGAGTGAAAGATTGCCCCTTGCGTCATCAAGGGAGTTACGAAGACCAGCCACGCTGAACGCTTGGCAAGGAGTGCCGCCACAGAACACATCTGGCGCTTCAACTTCACCAGACAGAATGCGCTCGGGCAGCGTAGTCATGTCTCCAAGGTTGGGAACATCAGGGTAGTGGTGAGCCAGCACCGCAGACGGAAATGGCTCAATCTCTGACAACCATGCGGCTTTCCAGCCAAGTGGATGCCACGCAACACTGGCAGCTTCAATACCAGAACAGACAGAGCCGAATCTCACGCCTGCTCCACCAACTCAGGCCAAATGGACTGCCAGGTGCCTTGGCACACCATCTTGCGCCCCAACCGGCCACGAGTCTCTTGTTCCACCCTCACAGCCTCAGAGGCTGACATCTCACGCCGGCCAGTCAGGCACTGGTACAGGTACTGTTCATTGATGCCAACTTTTTCTGCCAGTTGTCGGCGCTCGTCTGGTGTGATTTGTGTGTTCATAGAAGCAGAGTCTAGCAGACTGCTTGAACAAATCCTCATTAGGGAAAGCACTTATGAAAATAAATCTAGCAAAGCGCTTGACCGCATCTAGCGATATGCTAGATAATTTAGCCATGCCAACGAAATTGTTTGTTGGCATCACGCTGAAAGGCCAAAGTAAACAAAATGAATCATTACATACTCAACATCATGGCATTGCTCAAGGTTGATGCCAACACCGCCCAACAAGTTTATGACGAAATGTGCGTATCTGGTTTTGACTTCTCTGAAGCCACACAACAGGCTTTTAATCGTGAAGCCAAAATTTGCTTTGCCGTTATTAAGGAACTTGCACAATGAAACACCACAAATACCACCAGCACTACCAAGTCAAAGCCGCCAAGCTGCACGCCCGTGCAGAGGCCGCGCTGGACTTGCTCACCGCCATCGTTATTGGCATTGCCTTGGCCGCTTGCCTGTTCTACGGATGGTCAGCATGATGGACGACACCACCATCATCCGGCTTGCCCAGCAGGCCGCACACGACGAACTGGCCGTTGCCGTGTTCACCGTCAACGAACTGGCACGCTTTGCTGATCTGTGCTTTGACGAGCAGACTAAAGCCCCAAACGCCCCCCGTGGTGTCATGGTGTTTGACTACGCCGCCAATGGCGTCCAGTTGATTTGCCATCTGGAGTACGAGGCAGCAGAACGTGGCTCATTCTCTGAGCCTGGCTACCCCGAAAGTGTGACCCTCGAAAGCGCCTACCACTTGGGTGAGAACATTGCTCACTTGTTGTGCGATAGCGTGGTCGAGGAAATTGAAGATGCTGCACTGGCACAAATTAAGGAAGACCAAGATGATTGCTGAACTGACCGCTGCCCTGCGCCAAGTCAAATTGGCTGAAGCCGCTGCCAAAACCGAACGCTTGCGCCTTGAAGACTTGATCGAAAAGCAATTCACTAAGCCCATTGGCGGTGAAGGCACACACACCGACGAAGAAGTCAAGATCACTTGGAAGATCAACCGCACGGTTGACACGGCCAAAGTGCAAGTCGGTTGGGACGCACTTAGCAAGAACGCCCAAAGCGCTTTTCGCTGGAAAGCCGAGGTGGATCTGACGCACCTGCGTGCCTTGAAAGATTTGGATTCAGCCGCTTACGCACAAGCTGCTGAATACATCACGAGCAAACCTGCAAAACCTACCATTGAACTGAAAGATTAATATGTTTGATTTGAAATCCATCTCCAAGACTCGCCGAGTCCGTGCCCCCAAAATTGTGATCGTTGGTCAGGGCAAAATTGGCAAGACCACTTTTGCTGCTATGGCACCCAACGCCATTGGCATCCTGACCGAGGACGGCGCTGACGCCGTGGACGCCAACGCATTCCCTTTGGCAACCAGTTTGGCCGATGTTTACTCTGCTGTGGCTACCCTGATCAACCAGCCCCATGACTTTCAGACGCTGTTTATTGACTCGCTGGATTGGCTTGAGCCATTGGTGCAAGACCATGTGTGCAAGGCCAACAATTGGAAAAACATTGAGCAACCAGGCTTTGGCAAGGGTTACGTGGCCGCCGCCGAGGAATGGCGCAACTTGTTGTCTGGCCTTGAGGTGCTCCGGGCCGACAAGGGCATGGGCATCATCTTGATTGCTCACGACAAGATCAAGCGCATTGAAGACCCGCTAACCGAAGGCTTTGATAGTCATGTGCTCAAGCTCCACGACCGTGCTGGTGCCTTAATTCAAGAGTGGGCTGATGTCATTGGTTATGCCGGCTACCGCATATTTACCAGCAAGACTGACGCTGGCTTTGGCAACAAAGAAACCAAGGCCACCACCACGGGCGAACGCATCTTGCACGTTGAACCACACCCGGCCCATTGCGGTGGTAACCGCTTTGGCCTGTCCAATATGCCGCTTGACTGGGCGGCATTTCAAGCAGCGCTGACCGTAGCGCAATCTTGATTCTTAGTCCAAAACCTTAACTCTTGAAAGAAAACAATGGCTCATTTTGACTTTGACGCATCGCAAGTTGCACCACAAACATCCTCTGGCCCAGTCCCCGCTGGCACTTATCTGGCCCACATCACCGAGTCTGATGTTCAGCCTCTTAAATCTGGCAAGGGCACTGGTTTAAAGCTGACCCTTGAAATCATTGACGGCCCCCACAAGGGTCGCCGTGTGTGGGAGAACTTGAACATTCAGCATGAGAACGAAGACACCCAACGCATTGCACAGTCGCAACTTTCTGCCCTGTGCCACGCCGTGAACGTGATCAAGCTGCAAGACACTGCTGCCTTGCACCTGAAGCCCGTCACCATCAAGGTGGTGGTGCGCGAGGCACAAGGCCAGTACCAAGCAAGCAACAACATCAAGGGTTACGAGTCTGCCAGCGGTAGCCGTTCAGCCGCGCCGGCCTTTGTGGCACAGGCCGAAGCAGCGCCAGTTGTCAAACCTAGCGCCCCAGCCTGGGCCAAGAAGTAATACATGGCCGCACTTCCGCAATCCGTTGTGGACCCTGTGGCCGATGCCATCTTTGCCCATTACAAGGCAAAGTACAGCACCGAGCCACAGCGCCCCTACCTTGGTGCTAGTGCGATTGGCAAGCCTTGCTTGCGCCAGCACTGGTACAGCTTTCGGTGGTCCAAGCCTGCCGAGTTCTCTGGCCGCTTGTACCGAGTGTTTCAGTCTGGTCACCTGCAAGAGCCAAGAATCTATGACGACCTGGCTGCGATTGGCTGCACTGTGTATGATCTTGACCCGGCCACGGGCAAACAGTGGTCTTTTACCGAGCCGGTCAGTGGTCACCACTTCAAGGGCAATGCCGACGGCATTGTGACTGGCTTGCCGCAGGCACCCAAGTCGCCGCATGTGCTGGAGATCAAGACGGCCTCTGCCAAGATGTTTGCCGAGATGCAAAAGTCTGGAGTAAAGAAAGCCAAGCCCGAGCACTACGCGCAAATGCAGATGTATATGAAGTGGTCAATTGACCTGTATGGTGAGAATGGCTGCACTCGCGCCATTTACATAGTGGTCAACAAAGACACCGATGACATCTACACCGAGCGCCTTGAGTATGACAAGGCCGAGGCACAGGCAATCATTGACAAAGCCTTGGCGGTGATCACGGCCACCGAGCCGCCGGTGGGCATCAGCCAAGACCCGTCTTGGTACGAGTGCAAGTTCTGTGATTACCACAGCATCTGCCACGGCACCGATGTGCCAACACCTACTTGCCGTTCATGCGCCCACGTTACGCCAGAGATGGACGGCAACGCACGTTGGTCTTGCGCGGTGCATCAAAATGATATACCCGTTGCCACCCAGCGCACTGGCTGTGACACGCACCGATACATCCCAATCTTGCTGTCCAAGTTTGCCCAGCCGGTGGACATGGATGGCGATGCCGTGGTGTATCAGATAGGTAACAATCAATTTGTCAACGGTACGCCGGCCAACCATTCAACGCACATCAGCAGTGCCGAAATTTACGCCTGCAATGACAAGACCGTTTTAGTGGATGACTTTGCGCTAAATCTCAGGCTGCAACATGGAGGAAGATTTGTATGAGCACGCCACCACCCATCCAAGAAATCACTTTGCGTGATTACTTAGCAGCCGCAGCCTTGACTGGTTTGCTTGCCAATGGTGACCGCAAAACCGCTGTGGGGCAAGCCTACAAAGTCGCCGATGAAATGCTCAAGGAGCGCAGCCATGATCCTTCGTGACTATCAATCGCGCTCAGTCGCCGACTTGTTTAATTGGTGGACCAAGCACCAGAGCAATGACGACATTCCTTTGCTGGTGCTACCCACTGGCTCCGGCAAGTCGGTGATCTGCGCCGAGATCGTGCGCCAGATGTGGGAGCAGTGGCCTGAGTACCGGCCCCGCACGGTGGTGCTAGTGCCTAGCAAGGAACTGGCCGAGCAGAACGCTGCCAAGTTGCAGTCCTTGTTGCCCGCCGACATCCACGTTGGCTTTGTCAGCGCAAGCCTTGGCAAGAAGCAGCACCATGCCGATGTGATTGTTGCCACCATTGGCAGCATCCACAAGTCAGCGCACCTGTTAGGTGACATCAAGGTAGTGATCATTGACGAAGCCCACCTTGTCAGCACCAAGGCGTCTGACGCAGGGATGTACCGCACCTTCCTGTCCAAGCTGGGCGAGATTTGCCAGTTCCGCACCGTGGGCATGACGGCCACGCCATTTAGGGGCAACCAAGTTTGGCTGACCGATGGCGATGAGCCGCTGTTCACTGGCATTGCGTCAAACGTCACCATGCGTGAGTTGCTA